CTGATACGGTAGAATCTGTTGATACATGAATAAAGTCTGTTGACATAAAGTTTAGAGTTTCAGCAGATGTTAAAGAATACATATACTTCCATCTATATCCATCAGAGGTTTCAAAAATTGAGTTTGATGTAGATGTTGGTTCTACTGTCGAAGCAGTTGCGCCATCATTTTCTATTACTTTGTAAACAGCAAAAGAGCTGTTCATTACCACGAAAGTTGAATCAAATAAGTTTGTTGCACCACTATTAGCGGCGTTAGAAGAACTTATATTATGTTCATACATATCATAAGTTGTTCCTGTTGTCCAGTTTCTTCGTGGTATACAATGTGATACATCACTTGAAGTTATTAGTTTTGCACCTAACATATCATCATAGTTGTAAAATTCTGATGTTACATCATCATTAGGTGTAGGTGGAGAAGCGTCTGTTCCTTCGTTTATCGAATTTCCTTGAACATCAGCGTCTGTGGCCCATGAATGAGCCCTTCCAATGAACAAATAATACGTTGTAGCCGCTGTCTCTGAAAAGGACTCAACGAACTGTTCCGCATTGTTTATTCTAAATTTGTTTGTAATTATTGCTGCCATTTTAGTTTCCCATTAATTTAATGTTCTTTCATATTATTTATAAGAGTTTAAGTAGGCTCTGAGGTGACATCCGTAGGAAACGCAAAATTATTTCTATGACTTAAATTACTATTTGTTCCGTCAATATCTTGCAGTCTCATATTTTCACCATCAACACTTCCTTCTAATCTAATTTCGTCAATACCGTCACCTGTGTCGGTTCCCGTTGTTTCATTAAGAAGATTTGACCCATCTTCTTGAATAATTTTAAGAGTATCGCCTGATAAAGTGCCCGTAAATCTCAATTGGGCCCAATCTGCTATTGTTGTACTTGCAGATATACCAAATTCACTTTGTAATACACCAGACTCGTTTTCTAGTTTAATATTTGAATTACCTGTTTCTGTATGACCTTCTAACAATATACCATTATTATGAGCAAAAGCACTTAAAGCATATGTTTTTAGATTTCTCATTCTTGGTCCTGCATATGCAAACCCATTACTGATATCTGGTATGCCTCTAACTTGATAACTATTTAAACTATAAAAACTGTTTCTATTTCTTTTCTCCATCTCAATTGTGGTTTCAGGAGATAAATTTAATTCTTTTTCTGTATTTGTCGTTACATCTCTGTAATCATTTTGTGGTTCAACAGCAAGACCTGTTCTTGCCACTGCTGAAGATACTTTTGTTTTACCATCTAACTCAACAGCATTACTCATAAATTTAAATCCTACTCCTGTTCGTCTACCAAATAATGTAGAGAATAGAGTATTTAATCTCATGTAAATAGGACTATCAGATGTGCCAGAGAATAATCCAGAAGATAGAGTAGCACCAACTGGTCGTTTAATTTGAGCGTCTATACTTGAAGCAATATTAACCTCACCAGTTACATAGAATCCAGTAGGGTGAACTGCTTTCTTTAAAGCGTCTCGCCATTTCGTAATAGATTCAGAAACTTTGATAACATACGAAAAGTCTTGATAGTATAAACTGTCTTGTATTTTTTTAGTTAATTCTGATAAATGACCATCTTGATTAACATATTTTCCTGCTGTTTGTATTCTAGTATTAATTGCTGTCGTTGCAGTAAGATTATCTGATTTTACTACGACAGCTGTTGTACTACCAGAAAAGGTAACTGTATCGCCAACTTCTAATTCGCTTGTTGTTGCTGTGTATTTTAAAAGAGGTGCTGTAAAGTCAACAACTGTTCCTGTTGCACCACTAACATTACTTGTAAATGTTTCATCTTCAGTTATAGTGCCTGAAACTGTTTTAAGAATAGCATATTTAGGAAATGCAAGTGTAGGTGCTGATGTAAAATCAATACCGTGTTCAATAATATTTAATGATGTTGTTCTACCAATATCAGCACCGTAAGGTATAACTGTAGCACTTGCACCATCAAAAGCAATATCTGATAAAAGTCTTCCACCTGCTTCTAATTCTATTCTACTATAAGATGTTGTCTCACTTGACGTAGCATCCTCTAATGAAATAAATCTATCTCCTGATATTGTTGCTGTTGGTAAAGTTGTATATCCACCACCACTTGATATCATTCTAATATCTGTTATGTCTCCACTACCAGTTGAATTTTCTTGAACTATTTTATCACCAATATATAAACCATCATTTTGAGTAAATTCTTCTAATACAACATGGTCATCATCTTCCATAAAGTAAGGTGTGTCTGGCGATGATTCTTGATTTAAAATAAAGAAAGTATCTGATACTTCGTTATCATCATCTTCATTTAATAAATGACCTACTTCGTTTTCTAATTCAAACTTAATTTCGTTTTCAATCATTTGTGAAGCAGAGTCTAAAAGTTTACCACCTGCACCACTATCAATAGCATCCTCTAATAATAAATCACCTGAACCTGAACCTGTAATTGTTCCTGATTCTAATTCAACATGAATATCAACACTACCTGTTTCAGGTGCAAATCCACCATTTACAATAGCAACTTTTGCTTGAGCAGTACCTGAACTAAATGTTAATGTATCAAATTCTTGATAACCTGTACCAGCTGCATTAACGATAACTTCATCAACACCTGCACCACTTATATCTTTAACTTGAATACGAGCACCTGCACCAGCACCTCCCGATACGGTTGCCTCATCACCAACGGTTACTGTGGCACCATCATTTGTTATAGTTGTTGTTGATACAGCTTGACTTACTGAAAGTTTTATGATAGTATTAGAATCTTCATAACTAGCACCTTCAATTGTTGTGCCGTTTACAAAAGTACCAGTTGTTGTTTCATCATTAATTTCAATTTCAATTATTTCAACGGTACCTTCTCTAAACTTTGTAACATTTTCTACAATTGCTGTCGCTAAATTTATAGTAGAACTAGCAGGATTATTTGCCTGTGTTATTTTTTGACCAATTAAGAATATTGGATTATTAAGTGCTTGTGCTGTTGATTGTGTACAACGAATAAATGTATTTGTAGAAAACTTACCATCTGATACTCGTAACATATCTTCATTAGGTTTATACACCTCTGAAGGCTCATTAAATAATATTCTAAAAAATGCTTGATGAGCTTTATTAGTACCTTTTGCACGATATAATGATTTAATATTTTTAATTAATTTTCTTGTATTTAAACTAGAGTGTGTATCTTTTGGAATAGTTTTAAGAAACTCTTCCTTCATTTGTGATAAAAAATCCTCTATCGTATGGTCAGGATCAGAATAGTTTAAAAATTGTTGAATGTTCTCGATTGGATTTGCACGATACTTACCTACAACTGCTGTAGCACCAGAGGTTGCACCAGTTACAGTTTCACCTGTAATAAAACCATTGTTAGATGTAATTGTATATCTTGAATTAGCAAAATCTTCAGCAAGAATAGTTGCAGTAGCACCAGAAGTTGCGCCTGTAATTACCTCACCTTTTTGTAATGTTCCTGAAAAAGATAATTCTTCGTTTACTAATTTGTCACCAGCGTCTAAACTAAAAACATCTGTTCTATCTAGTAAAACAAAAGAACTAGTTAAACTTTCACCTTCTAAAAGTATATTATCAACCTCAGTAAAAGATGATAAAGTTATTTCTGCTGATTCTAAGAAAAGATAATAAGATTTTACAAACTCAGCAAATTTAGGATGTTCCTCTAAGACAAATTCAGGTAATTGTCTTTTGACTAGGTTCGATAATTTTTTCTTATTTGTTTTTTTAAAGTCTGTCATTGTTATCCATTAGTATGATGAATAACTACTAGTTGTTGTATAAGTTGTTCCTGCCTGTGATGAACCACTTTCAACAGTATCTACATTACCAGTTATAGTTGAATTAGAAGTATCTATTTCTAAAGTTTGATTACGAACTGGAGCAATATCGTTAGAATTTGGAATAGCAAAAACTCTTATTCTTGTACTAGCAGCACCATCAACATTTGAAATACTTGTTATATTTGCTGATGTTAAAACAATTTCACCAGTTGTATAATTAACTGTGCCAAAAGTTGCACTTGTATATATTCTTGTTGTACCACTTAAATAATAAACCCTAACATTACCTGCACCATCATCATCTAAAAAATGTTCATTCGTTGAATCGTCATCATTAATTTTAAATCCTGTGGATGAAATTACTCCACCAGCACTTGAATTATGTCCAGAGTGTGGATTATAAAATCCATTGTTAAATGATAAAGTATATTTTAATCCTTCACTTAAAGTTGGTGTAAAAAATTTGTACATTTTAATAGTTGTAATATTACTTAAAATAGATGTATCAGCACCATTGACTGCTTCTAAAAGTTTTGAGTGTCTAAAGACGCCAACAAAATCTTGTAGAGTATCGACATTATAATTTGAAATTGCAGCTAAAACATTTGTTTCAAGTGTACTTACATCTTTTGTAGTTGCACCAGTATCATATTTAAAATTTGTGTTTAAAGTAAGAAAAGTTGTTTCTGGATCAATAATTACTGGTCTTATAGAAGCAACAGCATATTGTTTAAGACTGTTTTTAATACTTTCTTTTGTTGTTACTGTTAAGTTTGAACCTGATTTTGCTTTAATAGAAATATAAACTTTACCATAATCTGGTATAGCGGCATCTTCGCCACCATAAACTTGAACTGATTGAGCATTTGCATATAAACTTTTAACTAGAACTTTGTAATCGTCAGCTGTTACAGCACGGTCTTGTGCTGTATAATCTCTTGGTGCATTATATTTAATAGATGTAATTGTTTCTGGTTCAGAACCACCATTTGCATTATCAACGGTTGTAACAGTCGCATTAGAAAAACCACCAATTGTTCCATTTAATGTAAAAGAAGTAGCACCATTTGCTTCTGCTCTATTCGTGTTAATATAATCCAAAATAATAATATTACCATCAGCAACTGCTTTTCCTAAAACACCATCGCCAAAAGAAACTTCATATCTTCCGTTTTCAACTTCTTGTAAAAAGAAAACTTTAGATGATGAAGTTAATCCTGTAATACCATCAGCAAGTTTATATGTACTTGTTGTAGAGTCAGAGGAAGATTCTTGAACTTTAACTGTTAGTGTTGTTGTATCTACATTATCATTTGGAATAATAAATCTTTGGTCTGTATCAGAGGTGTTTACTGTATATTTAAAATTTAAATATGTTCCTTCAAAAACATCTACATTACTAAACTTATAAACATTGTCAACAGGAGTAATACTTAAATCAGCATTGTTTACAAAATTATATGAAACGCCATTAACAGTTGTACTAAATTGTGTTCCTCTTGCCATAGTAAGTGTAGAACCACTAGCAGGACTAACTACCACATCAATAACAGCCTTTGAAGCCGTAGCACTTGTTGGAGTATAACCAACTGCCTTTGCTTTTGATACTACACTTGCTCTTAAATCAGCACTATCTAAAAACATTTCATTTGCTAACATATTAGCATTGAAACCAAGATAGTGTGTATTGTAAGCAAGCATATCTAAAAGAACTGACATACCAGAACCTTCAAAGTCATAATCTCTAAATTCGTCTTGTTGTGATAAAAAGTTTTTTAGATTTGCTTTTATACCGTCAAAATCTAATTCTGATATTTCTAATTTAGTTGCCATATTTTTATCTTAGTCTTTCTAAAAATGATTCCATTTCAACTCTTTCTGGAGTATTTACTACAAAAAAAGATATTGACGCTCTGTATCCATTTCTTTCTATAAAAGGTTGTACGTTTATTTGAACTAGTTTTGCTCTTGGTTCAAAGTTTTTTATTAATAAATCAATTTGTTTAGAGAGAGCATGAGTCATTTGTGGAGTGATATTTTCAAATAACATCGCTCTCAAATTAGAACCAATTTCAGGATGAAAAGGTCTCTCATAATGATTAGTGTTAATTAAATTTCTAACACTTCTTTTGACTGCCTCAACATCCGAAAGTTTCTGAATATCTTTTGTAGCACTATTAACAGAAAAATCTAAATCTAAATCACGATAGATTTTAGCGCTTCTTTTACTCTCGTTACTTTGTGTTGCGTCATATCTTGACATTTAGCAATCTCTCCTATGCTATATTTATACCGTTATCCACCAGCGAATACATTACCTGAACCTGCAGCTACAGACGTACATCCTGATATACTATCACCTACACGACCACATCCTTTACCATTAACTTTAACAGTTGATGAGCCTGAAGCAATACCAGCTGCATGAGAAGGACACGGTGGTACATTAGGTGGTAAAAGATGAGTAGTGTTATTATCACCTTGTCTTGAAACACCTATACCATTACAAAATACATTTGAAGAACCTGCAGCTCTTGTCATACCACTACAATGTGTTACATCAGCGTCGCCTATTCTAGTTACTGCTGGCATTCTCTTCCTCTTTTAAATACTTCTTGAAATCTATCATTGAATGTATTAATATAATCATGGTCTTCCTGAGTGTGTGGCTCAGGTGGTTCTTCTGGAACAAATTTGATAAGGTGGTCAAACTCGTCAGGTATATCTGTACTATTAGAAAATTCTAAAAAAGAAGTTCCTATTTTTACAATATACTCACCCTTCATTATTTTTTCTTTGCAGATTTCTTTTTAGTTTTTTTCTTTGCTACTTTTTTGACTTTAGCAACTTTTTCAGCTACTTTCTTTTTGCCAAATCCTAACATTTCTAAAATTTTCATACTTTCTCCTATTTCTTTTTAGATGTTTTTTTCTTTTTAGTTTTTTTAACTGGTTCTGAAACTTCTTCAACAACCGGTTCTTCAACGATTGGTTTTTGTACTAATGCTGGTTTGGTTACTTCCATACCTTCAACATCAACTTTACCTTCATTGACTAATCTTTGTCTATTCTCTAAATGTTTTGCTTGAATCTTTTCCTTGTTGCCACCAGAGTAAGCAACAGCGTGACCTTCTTCCATAAGTTTAGAAGTTAGTATGTCTCCTTGTGGTGTTCTAAAATCACCAAGAATACGACCAAACTTGCCTCGCATTTCTTCGTTACCATCACCTTTAACTTTAGACAATAGAGTAGCACCATCGCCAAGTAAATGTTTTACTCTTTCTTTTGCTGCTAAACCAAAAATCTTTTCAACTTTATCACTAGTTCTTGATTCAGGAGTATCAATGCCTATAATTCTCACTCTTTCATCATTGAGCCAGACACCGAAACCTAAATCAATATCAATATCAACGGTATCTCCGTCAACAACTTTTCTAATTTTGCATTTATACTCGTACATTTGATTTTTCCTTTGTTTTTTATATAAACTATTTATAAGGGCTTTACAAATCGTTAAAAATATAGTATAATAGAAATTATGGATGAAGATATTATTATAATGAAAAAAATACAAGATGAATTGATGGGATTATTGTCAAAATATCCGAATCATACTTTACAATCACTTGCCATGGTGTTAAAAACAGCTATAGATTGTTATGTTGCCGCTTTGGGTGAAGAAAATACCGAAGAAATATTAAATGTTGCAATTGATTCGGTAAAAAACGGTAAACATTCTGTATTTTCACCAGAAATGATGAAAAAATCTCTACATTAGAACAAAAGTAGAACAAAATTGAGTAAATTGAACTAGATTCAACGTAAGTTGACCATTTTTATGGGTTTTTTTCCATTTTTTTCTTGACTCTTAGTCTGGTTCAATGTATAATATGTGTATATTATGAAAAAAACGCAGAAAATAAGGGTTTTTAGAGTGTGTCAAAATGCGCCTCTTAAATCGTTGAAAAATAAGGGTTTTATTCCATGGAATAATCCATTTTTTTCTTGCAATCAAACTCGTTTTAGTGTATAATATGTGTATATTAAATAAAAAAAGGAGACTACATTATGTCAAAGACTAAAAATTACTACTGGGATTGTGCTGAGAAAGAATCAGACTCAATCATACTTGAATTTTGCGAAGGTAAGATTTCTTATGATGTTGCAAAAAACAAATTATCAAATGTTGACGGTATCGAACTTGTCGGTATTGATGAATACAATGTTGATGAAGTTTTGGATGCAGAACTTGAAAGATACAAAGACTTTCTTAATAAGGAGACTGCTTAATGATTAATATTTCAAAGTCTGCTGAGACTCTACAAGACGGTATCGCAAATATGATGGCTGGTGCTAAAGAAGATTATGCTCAAGGAATGGGCAGAAACGAATCTGATTACACTAAAGAAAAAATTGCTAATTTTGAATCTCAAACTACCATTAGAGAGGGTAAAAAATATATCAAGATTATCTACGATAGATCCGTATTTGCTTTTATAGTGAAAGAAGATTTTAAACATTTCAAAAAAGGTGATGTTTTAAAACCCGCTGGGTGGGCGGCACCCGCTCTTAATCAACCAAGAGGTAATGTTCTTAAAGGAAACTACCCAATACAATGGACTGGTCCATTATACTTAAAATAAGGAAAACTATATTATGAAAAAACTACAATTAATTAAGGCTGGCATCCAACAACTGTCTCTAACTGAACTGAATGAACTTTCTAGTTTTATTAGTGATGTTAAAATTATGAATGCTAAATCCTCATTGTCTGTCGGACAAAAAGTGTTTGTTGTTCAAAAGACTAAAAAAACTCCTGGTGTAATTACTAAGATTAATCAATCTAGATGTGTAGTAGATATGCTCGGTAGAAGTTATAGAGTGCCAATGTCAATGTTAGAGGCTGCTTAATGAATACTTTTTTTAGTGTTACAGGTCTAATGAGTTTTATATTCGCTGTCGGTTGTATTGACGGCGGATATAATGGAGTTCCTATGAATGATAACTGGTTGGGATTTAGTATCTTTACCATCATAGGTATCGTATCAATGTTTATCGTAATAATAAATCAATCAAAGGAGGTTGAATAATGAGTATAGAAGATGACTTCTTGAAAGACCCTATGGAAGAAGTATTGGCTGAAAACCTTGTTGAGGTTATTGCCACTATGAATGAAGAACAAAGAGATAAATTTGTAAATACCTTTGTATCTAAATGGCCTTTGCTCGCAAGTAAAATTTCTTTTAATATTGATTGTACATTACAGGAGGTTACAAGTGTTAATTAAAATAGATGATAAAGTATCTGTAAATATTAGAAATGTTTTACCAAGAGAAGGTAAGATAACAGATATATCTCTTGCCCTAACGACAAGTGATCCTGCAGGCGAGAATGGTATACAGGTACAAGAATATGATACTGATATGGGTTACAATGGCTCTATCGGATATGTAACTGAGAACGGTGACCAATATTGGGCATACTTCTCTCAAATTGAAAAGGATATATAATGACAGGTGAAGAAAGATTTATTACGGCAATACTAACTCAAGCAGTTGAAGATACCATGTACATGGGTAAAAGACCCAGGTATCTAAAACATAAAGTTGAAGCAATCGACTGGATACTGAACAATGAAAGTGAACATCATTGGTCGTTTCTTAACTATTGCACTATGCTTGGTTTATCGCCATCAAAGATACAAAACAAAGTTAGAGAATTTATTAATCCTAAATTGTCTAATACTCAAAAATTAATAATGAAACAAAATATAGTGAAAGGTAGACAAGAACAAAATGACAATAGATTATAAGTTTAATGAAAATAAAATTGTAAATGATATAATGGATTATATTAATAAAACATATGATTCACATTATGCTCAAACTAAAAATTATCAGGCAACTGAAATTATCATAGACCAAGGTCATGGTACAGGTTTCTGTATGGGCAATATTCTAAAGTATGCTCAGAGATACGGCAAGAAAGAAGGCCGTAATAAGAATGACTTATTGAAAGTTATTCATTATGCTGTTATACAATTATCGCAAGACCATTATCAATCAAATAAATTAGAAAAAGTTTTAGATGAAGATGGATTTTCTGAACTAAGGTCTGTGGCGTCTGAAAAATATAACAATGCTACTTAATAAAGCAATTTTTAAGTTAGCAAAGTATCTATTTCTTCCATTTTTTTTAGTTATCTTTTTTGCTGCTCTTTTAGGCAGAGAAAGAATAGCAGTCTTTTATGTGGGCGAACAAAATAGTTTAGTTGAAGAATATCTAATCATAGCACTTCTTTTAGTTTTATATGATTATATAAAATTTTTAATTGAATATAAAAAAAATAATAACGGAGTGTAGCGCAGCCTGGTAGCGCATATCGTTTGGGACGATAGGGCCGCAGGTTCGAATCCTGCCACTCCGACCAATTTAAAAAAACAAAGGATTGTCAAAATGACAATTGATTTAAGACAACTCTATCTAAATCTTATTCTAAATATTTTACGAATGAGAAAATATAAATTAACAAAACGAGAGAAAGAAGATACTGCTGCTTTTATAGGAGGCACTTATGCTATTTGTGTATCGACTTTAGTATTCTTTACTTTGTCATCACTTTCAATATAAGTTTTTTGAAACCACTCCCAGTATATCTTATCATTAAAAATTTCAATCATACTATTATAAGATACTTTATTGTCTAGTATATCTTTTGCTAGACTTTCATATTCATAAGTATCTATCTTTACCTTTCTACCTGGTGGTAGTTTAGATAGTACGAACCATGTTCTTTGTTGTTTATTCATTCCGCTCCAAGCTAGCTTAGGTGGGTTTTTGAAGGACTTACATGAGTACTTATAATAATCAAGAATTATAGATGTAGTGTGTAAATGAAGAAAAATACACTAATGACTTGGAAAACGACCGTCTAGGCCGCCGCTCAGGCGGTCTTTAGGGGTCAAGTGATAGTATAGTACCCCCCTTATTTTGTGAAATTGAACTCATAACCGATTACGATACCAATATTCTTTTTTTCGTATTCGTAAGAAGGAGAAACAAACCAGTCTCGATCCGTGTATCTCATAAACGGCACAATATCGCCACCACTATAACCAGTAGCAAGACCAATCTCTAGATGTACGAAACGATCCAATGCATAGTCTTTGCCAGCATATAAACTGATATTGTTTTCGCTATTATAGAAAACACCTGTAATCGTATTGTCTATTTGACAACGAGCATGAGGGTGAATATTATTGTAGTTGTTTTCGAGGCCTATGTGCATTGACACAGCCATGAGTAATGAAAGACAAGTATTCAATTAATTATTGACTGGAGCATTGGCACGCCATTGATAACATGACCAGTATCTCGCTGTCGTTTTGTCTTTCGCTGTATCACAATTATGTCTTGCACGGAAAGACTTTCTTCGAGCAGGGTCGTCTCGTTTGATAGATAAACCTGTCGTATCGCCAAAAGAAACTTTAATGACATTACC